GATGTTCATCTAAACAGATGACATAATTTGGTCCACGTCTAATAATTACTCCGACTCTATCATTAGAATCTTTTACTTTCAATCCCTCAAGAAATACTTCACCGTTATAATATTTTTCACGGATGTAAACTTTCTTTGTAAATTCTGAGAAGTTATACATTAATGTTATGAATTACTGATATAATATTTATTACTTAAAATTAGCAGGTAATCTAGTGCGAATCTCATCCATAAGTTTTTTACAGTCAGCATCAGATAACGCTCTAGGAATTCCCTGACGAAATGTTTTAAAGTCTGCCGCGAATGCTGCTCTTCTCATCTTAGTTCCAGAGATCGCAAATGTATCTCCATCGGCATCACGATCTCCTGATGAAATAACATCCAACTCATTGAATGTAAAGTCCTTTCCATTATATTTTTTAATCCACTGCATCGCTGAAACTCTATCAGAACCAACGACAAAATAAGCATTGTCGTATCCAAGTGTTTGAAGTTCTTGTAAGATAGAAACAGGATCTTTTGCTGTAGGACTACTGAATATTTTACCACGGTGCTCTGGTAAAGACTTCTTCATGTACTCCAGTTTAACATCTGGCGGTAATGGGTTATTACCTTTGGAATCAACAGATTGACTGATGTAAATACGATAATCATTAGTACCAGCAATCTTCTTCAGGTTCGCAAAATTATCTGCGTGACCTGTGGTACATGGTTGGAATCTACCAAATGTAAAGTAGCAACTTTTGTATTCTATGAGGCTCATTTCTTCCAGTTTTTTTCTATAGTGAAATTGTTTTTACTAAACTCAATACGATTTACTAATTTCACCATATCTCCATCTTGATGGAGAACATAACCTTCGGGTGTTGTTACTTTGTATCCACCATCAACTTCAACAAAGGTTCTGAATTGCTCTAAACTATCTAATTTCTGAATTACAAATAACTTTGCTTCCTGAATAGTTTTATAAAGAGCAACAAATGCTTTGAATTCCCTCGTATGATCTTCTAAGTATTTAATACCTTTATAAAGATAATCTCTTTTCTTTGTCTGAGCAGCAGCAGATTTGACAGAGTTGATTTCCTTATCCATCTTTGCTTTATAAAATTCAGCAAAGGATTTTAAAGTAGCATCAACATTTGTAATTGTTCTGGATGCTTTGATCTCAGCATTGAAAAACGGTTTCAAATAAGAACCCACAAAGAACTTCGCATCACCTGTAGTGCCAGAGTTCTCAACAAGATAATTGTGAAACTCCGAAGAGATTTCACACATTCTGTTTATTTTCTGAATGTATCTCTCAAAAGTTTGTTCTTCCGCTTGCGAGAAAGATACCTGCTGAACCTGCGTATCATTAGAGATAACGGCAACATCATCAACAGAAGTAAATCTTTTAATATCAACGCGAGGTCTTGCAGACATATCTGCAAGATCAGGACCGCCAGCATAATGAGTATGAAACACCACTCCAATTTTAGCTCTATTGACTTTTTTACCAATAGGATGATCAGTCGGGATACCATAAGTAATTGTGTTGGGTCTGAATACTATTAACTCTTCACCATCTACTCTTTGCGTTTTCTTGTCGTCAGTAAATAGAAGGTCTCCTTGAATAACACCAGTGATGCCAAGTTGAGAAAAATATCTTAGGCAGTCTTTGAGTTTTCTATTTAACTCGCCTTCATACATCTCATCAACATTATCTTCTGTATAACAGATCTTAGGATCTTTCTTATTAAATACAGATTTAGTTCCAACAAAAAATGTTCCTGTTATAGGATCTTTACCACAGACAACTGATGGAGCACCATCCCATTTTGTCTGTAAAAATCCCCCCATAGATTTCTTACCAATCATATTCTTGAGTTCGGTGAGAAAACTTACAACAGCAAAACATCCTTCCGAACCATAGTTCAGAACTTCATCTTCCAGATGTTCTAAATGTTTTAGCTTTACTACATTTGCCATTAGTCAAGTTTATAGTTTACTGTACCATACCCAGCGTCAAGAGCATCAATAGTTGATTTCGCACCATCAAATATTATATTAACTGTTGATGATTTTTTGACATTAAAATATACCTCTCCAGTATTTAGAAACTTATTATCATTCATATGTAACTGGAAGAACGATTTACCAGCAAGAATACTTTTCAATCTATTCTGAAGAGCTGGTGTGCTAGAAACTTCCATGTTTAATCTATCAGATATCATTCTAGAGAATACTGAAGATATAGATGTCGGTAAAACTCTTCTACTACTGAAAGTAGATAATTGAGAATATCCGCTTTGATTTTTTAATTGATCAACCTTAGTAACTATATCTCTATACAAACTAGCAGAGTCTGGAGATAAAGTTCCTCGTTTCAATTCAGTAAAAAATACTTCTGGATCAACAACAGTATTACCCATTATCTCCTTAACACCGCAATGATATAATGCTTTTCTACCATTGTTCTGATATCCAGAAACTGATTCACATGTTCTAATCAATTGCTTCACTATAGAATCTCTAGATAATCCAACAATACCAGACTCGGATTTACTAGCAACCACTAGTGGCATAATATTATTCCAAATAGAAGCAAACGCACCTCTACCAAACTTACTGGAAATACATGCTCTAGAACCATTTGAATATATGAAAACCGAGTCTATACCCCCAAATGAGGGATCGTCAGGGAGAACAAACTGACTCAACCCTTCATGAATAATTCTTTGACTAAAGATGTCAGCACCATATCTATTCTTTAGAGCAAAGTATCCTGGTAATAGTTCACCCAAATAAATTCCTAGTAATTTTTTATCCTTCTCATGTATTCCTGGTATCCATTTGAATTGATTGCTCACCTGACTTCCCGTAACACCCATGTTATCAATAAAGAAATCAGAAACTTGGTCAAGAACATGATCAGGAACAGCAGCGGAAGATTCTAAACCAGAAAGAATTGATGTTCCCATAGCATCAGCACTTTCAAATATTCTACAGGAAACATCTGCCTGTCCATTTAAATAATCTAATGTTTGTAACCTAGTTCCTTCCGCTAATTTAGAAGCAGTGGTACTCCAACTTTTCCAGGATCCTTCTCTTGGTTTATGAATATTACTAATAGGAAAGTATCCACTTTTAGCACCATTATCATAGATAATTGCTAATCGTGAATTGTATTCACTACCACCATGAACTGTGATTGAAGCACCATCATCCAATCTTTCTGATGTTTTAGTTTCTTGACCAGGAGCGTACACATAATTTGTATCTCTGGTAGTTTTAGTATCTGCCTTTACACTAGTTTGAACTGTTTTGTTCTTATAGTACTTTTCCCAGGCCCCGCGACCACTACTTGCTGGCATAAAAAACCCCCCTTATGGGGGTATTAAAACCCCCCTTATGGGGGTATTTATTAGATATCGTTTGCTACTCGGTTCTCGCTACGCTCAATACTAAAAGTACCATCAGGGTAACGAGCACTCAGTTTTTCAAAATTCATCTGGGCAATCTCCTCAAAGGAAATATCAAGTGCCAGACAAGCTTGAGCAATATACCACATAATATCACCAAGTTCGCGCTTCATATGGAAGATATTATCTTCATTATAAGGTTTGCCCTGAAACGCAATCTTCTTCACAATCTCTGTAAATTCACCACCCTCAGCAGTGATTCCACAAGCAGCAGTCATGAGACGCTGAATATCAGCACCTTTAGATTTCAGTTCATTAATGCGAGCAACAAACTCATCGGTGTTACGTGATGCTGGACTGGTGACAGAACCAACAAATTCAATATACTTGTCAAAATCAATAGTCATAAGTTAAAATTTAAAGTCAGTGAACTTTGCCATAGATTTACTTTGAGTTTTGGCAATTTCCTCAAAGTCATATTCTTCCTGCCCAGAATCAACAATATCTGTTTGGGCAGATTCCTCTACATCATACAACCTCATCTTCGCTCTGTCAATACCCACGACGAATCTTTTGTACATCGTAGTATCGTTATAACGATTCTTCAGTTGCTTGACCATAATCTGATTAATGTTTTCAAGTTCTTCTGTGCTAATAAGAGCAAACATAAAGTCCGCAGTAGCAGGAAGTCCAAAAGATTCAGAAGTATCTGTGAGATCAATATCAGTACTACCATAACCACTACGAGTAGTTTGAGTAGCGGTGACAATAGGTAGATCAAACTCCACCGCAAGACCACGCAATTCTTCAGCAATCGCTTTGACATAAGTATATGAGTTTA